GCAGGAACTGATTTTGAACTCGTATTTGAAAAGAAGTAATACACTAGGGAGTTAATTAGGGAGAGAGAATTACAACCTTAATACCCACTAAAAAAGAGACATAAACCCACTAAAAAAAGGAATAACACATGAGACACGAAACAGACAGAGATGAACTAAAAATACATTACTTCAATGACGTAATTAAAATACATTTAGAAAGCAAGTATGGATGGAATGAAGACCTAAGTCATTACTTAAATCTATTTGATGAGAAATACCGAGTAATGCAGAACTATTCATCTATTAATGGAAGTAATGAAATATTAACAGATGTACAATGGGTATTACCCAGTGACAAGTATTTCTTAGTAGCAGAAGTTTTGTTTACAAAGAACTTGGGTCTACAGATTCATATTGAACAAGAAAGACCAGCACCGCTACCACCTAAATCACCATTTAATGATTAATAACTATTGACATTGATTAATAAATATGTTATTATTAAAGAACATAATACAAAATAGGAGGATTATTATGACAGACGAACAACAGCAACAGCAAAAGAAATACGAAAAAATGAGCAAAGCAGAATTGATTTCAGAACTAAAAGAGTTACAAAGAGACTTTGATTTCGTAGACTACGACTCGTGGTACACTGAAGGTTATTGGTTAAACTTTGTAATCGATTTGATTGTTGATGAAAAGATTGATTCACGCTATTGGGCAAAGCGTATGCCACAAGTCAATCCATACCCTGCACTCATTGAGAAGTTTATGGAAAGACTTGAAAACAAATACTTAAACTTAACAGACGCAGAACTAGAAAAAGCAAACAAGCAAAAAGTAGAAGACGAAGATGGTCCTAAACCTTTCAATAATGACACACTGAAGGAATTGTTAAAAGGTAGAAAAGGGGAGATGCACTAATGAAAATAACAATCTCAGAAATCTCTAATACACTAGAACACTACAAAGCATTCTTAATGTTTAAGTTTAACGATGATGATTTGTTACACGATTACTGTGCTATTCTCAAAGACCAAAACTCAGTAGGTAACTACGAAAGTTTTATGAGAAAAGAAAAGCGTTACAGTGACTACAAATGGTGGACTGCTAGTTGCATCAACTACATCGATTTAACTATTGGTCGTGTTAAGAGTGGAGACTTCAAACCAAGTCATTTGACAAAGTTAGATGCTAACTCAACAGCAAAAAAGAAAACACAACAATGGAAGAATGACTTAGTTGATGGATGGGCAGAGTATTGTTCAGACAAAAAAGGAGTGAACGTAGGAACATTCAAACTAATACACACAGGTCAATACGACATTGATTGGTGGAATTAAGTCAAAAACGAGTATTATGAAACAGTATTTTCAAACTATGCTAAATAATAGTGCGGGACTTCAGTCATCCTGCACATTACAATGTATGAATTGCTATGCTTTGTAATACTCCTAAAATCGGTTAATGTTATTAACTGTGGACCCTCTGCACTTTTCCTTGACATAGGGTGTAGAGGGTCTCTTAACAACTAAAGGAGAAAAAAATGAAATATGGCAACACATACTTAGAAAGAATTTATGCGAGAACAAAAAGAGTAGGGGACTGCTTAATCTGGCAAGGCGCAAAACACAAACAAGGTTACGGGTTAATTAGACATCAATTCAATGGCAAAGACAATATGCAAGGTGTTCACAGAGTAATGGCAATCGAATGCGGTGACTTTGACGACATTGATTTTACAGACAAGTATGGAGTTAGAGTTACACATACATGTGGTAATTTACTTTGTTGTAACCCAGAACATTTCGAAATAAAAACGCATCGTCAAGTGATGCACAACACATACAAAACAAAATCAGATTTAATGGGAAGTTTTCACCCAGACAAAATTAAAGAAATTTTAGCAGAATACGAACAAAGAAAAGACGAAGTAGGCATTCAAACAAAGTTAGCAAACAAATACGGATGTGCATGTAATACAATGGGATTGATTGTAAAAGGCATCACGTACAAATGGATTGACAAAGAATAACTGTGTTGAGTAAAAAAAGGGAGACACGAAGTCTCCCTTTTAGTTTTGGTACCAGAACGTACCAACAGGACAAAATGTGCAATTAGTAAAGCACAACGGTATTTATTGAATAAATACATAATAACAGGAGAAAAAACACATGGACAACAAAGAAAAACTTTTAGACTTACAAATTAAAGCATTACATATGATTAATGGCTGGTTAGCCGTTTCTTATTTGGTAGGTCTCGCATGGGTAGCCGCAAAAATCTACTCAATGGTAATCTAATTTAGAGGGAGACAAAGTATGTCAGCAAAATATGATTTTACACTCTACCAAGGTGCAACGTTCAATCGCACATTAGTTATTAAAGACACAAACAATGATGTAGTCAATATTACAGGTTACACATTCGCAGGTCAAATAAGAACTTCAGCACACAGTGGTACAGTCGAAGGCACATTCACAGTAGGTGTAGCAAACGCTAGTCTAGGACAAGTTAGTTGGGAAATGGCAGCCACAGACACACAAAATATTCCAGCACAGCAATGTGTTTACGACATAGAAATGACACAAGCAAACGGTGACATCGTAAGAATCTTAGAAGGATTTGTAGACGTTAAAGCAAACGTAACACGTTAAGGAGAAACAAATGGCAGGTGAAGTAACTTCGGTAACAGTTGTCGAAAACGTTCTCTTTAATTTAACGATTACAGAAGACGATGCAACTGTTACAACAGTACAAGTTCCAAGCGAAATAGCAACGATTGAAATCAATGCATTTGATGTAAACGTTGACATGAATAACGCAGGTTCAGGCTTAGGCGTATTCAAAGCAAAATCAATCGACACATTCACACTAAGAAGTATTAGTGATGACAATAAAACAATTGAAATCGCATTTGCAAATAATGAAGATGAAATTCAAATCAAAATACCAGATGCAGGGCTTTCAGTTCCTGATGATTTCACATTAAATGCTGATTCAGATGACACTGCAAACGTTAAGTTTGTAGGTTCTACAGTAGACATCTCAAAAGCAAAACTAATTACAGAGTTAGATGCTAACTCACAGAATATTACAAGTGCAGGAACAATAACTGCAACTCAAGGCGACATTACAACAGTCAATGCTACCAATCTTAACTCTACTAACATAGATGTAGATGCAGGTACTATTGACACATTCACAGCGGTAAACTTAGATGCAACTGACATTGATGCTACACAAGGTGACATCACAACAGTTAATTCAACAAATGTTAATTCTACAAACTTAGATGTAGACACAGGTACTATTGACACACTTACTAGTACTACTGCAACAATCGGTACAGGTGACATTACAACAGTTAATGCTACTGACGTTAATAGTACAAACGCAACAATCACAACAGGTGGTATTACAACAGTCAATTCAACAACAATCAACTCTACAAACGTAAACTCTACAAACTTAGACGTAGACACAGGTACAATTGATGACTTAACCAGTGTAGACATTGATGCAACTACTGGCGACATTACAACAGTCAATAGTACAGACGTAAACTCTACTAACTTAGATGTAGACACAGGAACGATTGATGACTTAACAGTTGTAACCGCAGAAGCAACAGACAAATTCATTGGTGACATTCGTGGTGCTATTCGTTTTAGAGCAAAAGCAGGCGAAGACTTAACAAAAGGTCAAGCAGTGTACATCAGCGGTGTTTCAGGTAATACAGCAGTTGTAAGCAAAGCAAAGGCAGACAGTGCATCTACAATGCCAGCATATGGTCTTGTTTATGCAGATGCTAATAACAATGCTAATGTAGAAATCGTTGAGTTCGGTAACTTAACAGGATTAGACACTGCAACAGATTCATTAGTACTGGACAAACCAGTTTACATTTCACCAACTACAGCAGGTGCCGTAACAGCAACAAGACCAACAACTGCAACACACTTAGTACAGAATATTGGACTTGTTCAACGTGTACATGCTAGTGCAGGTATTATTAGAGTAGGTGGTAGTGGTAGAACAAACGATGTTCCAAACACATTCTCAATAGAAGGCGACATAACAACAGCCGCAGATTTTCAATCATTAAACGCAACAATCACAAATGATTTAACAGTTAACCAAGATGTACAGATTGGTTCTACACTGGGTGTATTTGGCGATGCAACATTTAATGAAGACATCACACAAGTTCAAGGCAAATCAGCAACATTACCGACACTTACATCAACAACAGCGACTATTACTACTGGGACTATTACTACAGGTAATATTTCTACAGCAAACGTAGGAAACTTAAATGTTTCTGACGATGTAGTAGTTACTGGAGATTTGACTGTCAATGGCACGACTACGACAATCAATACAGAGACCCTTGAGTTAGCAGACAATAATATTGTACTCAATAGCAACCACACTGGAACACCTACACAGGATGCAGGCTTTACCGTGGAGAGAGGTACTAGCGATGATGCAGTCTTCCAGTGGAATGAGTCTGATGACCGATTTGAAGTTAAGGTTGGCACTGGCTACAGTGGCCTTAAGACCAGTGACTTGACGACAACTAACCTTACTGCTACTCAAGGTGACATTACAACTGTTAATGCAACAGATGTGAATACTACAAATGCAGACATTAATGGTGGAACAATCGATGGGACAACAATCGGTGCTACTACATCTGCGGCAGGTACATTCACTACTTTAACAACAGACAATGCACAGATTACAGGTGGTTCTGTAGCAGGTGTTAATATTACAGGACTAGATGACCTTTCTATTAGTGGTAATTTAGTAGTTTCACAGAATACAACAACTGACAACTTTACTGTTACTAATACTGGTGTTATTGCCGCTCTTACAATCGGAGAGTATGGTGGTGTTACTAACCAAGAAGGTGCAAGTATGCAAGTGCTTGAAAACGCAGGTGAGTCAGACGAAGAAATTATTTTAGATTTTGGCTTCTTTAATGGAGCATCAGCAGCCTCACGCTTAATCAAACAAAAGAACTTACATGTTGACGAAGCAGTACAACTTGCTTCAGAAAGTGGTAATGTAAAAATCGGTAGTAATCAAGTTTCTGACTTAATTGCGAATCAAGAAGTTGGTAACTTTAGAATTAACCCAGCAGACATACAAATGTATTACGGTGCAATAGATTGGGCACACGTTTCAAATACATGGGTAGATGCAAACGTTACAATCAACTCAGATGAGAAACTTGTAATTACAGGTCATAAGAACACAAACTACAATGGTAGTGGTGCACAAGAAAATACAGATGGTGGTATTATTATTGATGCCAAAGACACCAGTGCAACTGGAACAGAACATGGTCTAGTTATTAAAGGTGGGGTTACTATTGAAGACACTATTAGTAGTGACTTAATACCAACAACAGACTTAACATATGATTTAGGTTCAGCAGACAAGGCGTGGCATTCACTTTATGTTGGTCCTGGCTCACTTTACATTGATGGACATAAAGTACTTGGTTCAGATGCAAGTGGTCAAATCGACATTACTACAGATGATGACCAAAACTTAAACATTTCAGCAGGTGCGGCAGGGACATCAGGTACAATCACACTAAGTTCTGCTGGTAACACAACACAAATAAATGACACTACAGTTAATCTTGGACCACAAATCGGTGGTGCAACTGTTAACATCAATGGTACATTAGAAGCACCTGACTTACACGTTGGTGATTTAGAGTTAGATGCAACACTAATCAATAACACTGGTACAAATGCTAACTTAGAAATAAGAACAAATGGTACTGGTTACACTCATCTTAACACAGCAGATGTGTATGTAGGTACACTGTCAAATGCTCTAAAGATTGATGAGACAACACTAGACTTGATTGGTGCAACAGAATTAACTATTAAGAAAGACCTTAAAGTAGAAGGTCAATTAGAAGTACAAGACATTATTAAAGTCAATGATGGCTTCACACTAACTACATTCAACCCATACGCAGGTTCAGGACTTCCTGCAACAGCGATGGACCTAACTATTATGGGTGTAGGAGAAGAAGAAGGTTGGGCTGCTCTGGGTGTTCGTTCTCGTGGCGAACATGCATGGGGATTGTCAGGTTACGGTATTCCAAACGAACCGCCAAGATCCATCTTTGCACTGCAGGCTGGTAGATTAGATGGAAGTAGTGATGACTACTTAAATAATAACGACCCATTCGCAGAAATTATGTTCAACCCATACTCTGGTTACAAAACTGGATTAGAATGGCTAACACCAAGTGCAGACATTAGAGCAATCGCAACAGAAGACCATTCGTCAAGTGGTATGGGAACAAAACTTACAATCTCAACAACAGACAATGGTAATCAAGCAGGGGCAACAGACGCAACACATACTAATGCAACTATTGAGATTCAAGGCACTACAATCTCAAGTAGTGGTACATTAGTCTTAGATGATGCTGTTGAAGTTACAGAAGATTTAACAGTTGGAGCAAGTGGCCAAACAACTACATTAGGTGCGTACTCATTAACATCAGGTTACAATGTAAATGGTTTACAAATTGATGCTGGTGACACTTCTTGGGCTATTGCTACATTCAAAGAATATGAGGGTGGTGCAAACAAACCAATCGGTGGATTTACTAACCCAGGCTTGTCAACAGAAGTATTTGGTGGAACACCCAGTTCTCCTGCGGCACTAAGTTCAGGCAAACGAGTATTTGCTATGACAGGAACAGGCGCATACGATTCTACAGGAAACTCACCACTCACAGCAAACATACGTATTCTTGGTGTAACAACAGAACAACAAAGTACTACTAATCGTGGCGCACAAATAGAGTTTCAGACAATACCAAATGCTAGTGCTACTCCAGTAATTTCATTGCGTATGCAATCTAATGAAGTAATCATAGGTGACGGCGGTGATGGTAAACTTCGTTCACATAATGGCACATTAATCTTAGATGATGCAGTAGAAGTAACTGGAACATTAGATGTAACAGGTAACGCAACATTCGATGGTAACGTCACATTAGGCGATGCAAACACAGATGTTATTACATCAACAGGTAAACTAAAAGCATCAAACGGCTTTAACAATACAGTATTAGACACATCAACAGCAAACTATTTGAGTGGTGTTCTTGGCATTGTAGAAACAGGGGATCAAGCATACGTTTCGGATGGCAACGGTGGTTCTCCTACAATGGCATTCTTTGATGGATCAAAATGGAAGAAGTTTCATGCACCAAATGACAACATAAGTTCAACATAATAAAAGGAAATTAACATGGCTAAGTGGGCAGAAAAAGAAGCAACATATTTTACACCAAAACCACAATCAATAGAGGTGGAAGTTGCCCTCATTAAGCAAGATGTTAATACTATTAAAGAAAGTACACGTGAACATAATCAGAAGACAGACAGAGACTTTGAATTAATTCACAAAAAGATTGACAAAATCGACAACAGACTATGGTGGCTTGGTGGAGTCATTATTGTTGCAACAGTTGGTCCATTAATAGGATCACTAATCACCTAACCAAGGGCAAATGGGAGAGAACAATGAGTGAAGAAAAGAAAACAGGAAGACCTAAGTTAGAAATTGATTCTGAGTTAGTAGAGAAATTAGCACTAATACATTGTACGCCAGCAGAGATTGGCTTCATAGTTGGTGCACACCCTGACACAATACGCAAACGTTTTTCTGCGGAATTGTCAAAAGGGAAAGCAGAAGGGAAACGCAAGTTGAGAAGAAAACAGTTCGAAGTAGCACTACAAGGTAACCCAACCATGTTGGTGTGGCTTGGCAAGAATCTTCTTGGACAATCAGATTCACCATTAGGCGATGATGACACAAAAGCGTTACCGTGGACAGACGATTTAGATTAAGGAACTAAGATGGCTAAATTTAAGGGAAGTAAATGTTTAACAGGCGATTGTGGTGGACACAGAGCAGGTTACCGTTATTCGTCTGGTGGCGGTGGTAAACAACCACATCCTAATGCGAAATCATTTAAGAAAGGAATGAAAATACATGTACAAGAAGTCAAAAAAGAAAACAGAATACAAAAGAAAAAAGCCAGTCAAGCGAAGAAAAGTCGTAAAACGGTAAAAGTAAACGTTTAATGCCACTAACAACACCACAAAAGACTGTTGCTAATAGTGACAAACGTTTCAGAGTATTATGTGCTGGTAGACGATTTGGTAAATCAGTTCTTGCTATTAGAGAACTTGCCAAGTTTGCTCGTACAAGTAACAAGAAAGTAATGTACGTTGCCCCGACATACCAAATGTGCCGGAACATTGTCTGGGCCGACCTAAAGAATAAACTTAGTGGACTCAATTGGGTTCGTAAGATTAACGAAAGTAGATTAGAAATAGAATTAATTAATGGTTCAGTTATTATGTTAAGAGGTGCAGACAATTATGATTCATTGCGTGGAACAGGATTAGACTTCCTAGTGATGGATGAAGTAGCCGACATTAAAGGGGAAGCCTGGAGCGAGGTCCTTAGGCCAACTCTTTCTGCACAAAATCCACCAGGTTCTGCACTATTTGTAGGAACTCCTAAAGGTGTTGGTAATCATTTCAAAGATTTGTTTGAGATGGCATCAATAGATGAGAGTTGGGGTTCTTGGCAGTTTACTACTGTAGAGGGCGAGAATGTCCCACAAGATGAAGTAGAAGCGGCTCGTAGAGATTTAGACATAAGAACGTTTAGACAAGAGTACGAAGCAAGTTTTGAAACAGCAACGAATTTAGTTTACTATTCATTCAAACCAGAAAACAATGTAAAGAAATGGGATGGTAACAAAGAAGAATTAAAATCAATTTATGTATTGACCGACTTTAACGTAAGCCCAATGGCAACTCTTATTGCAGTGCCATCAGCAACAGGTCTACATGTGATTGATGAAATATGTTTGTACTCAAGTAACACAGATGAAATGGTACAAGAAGTGAGAAATCGTTACCCACATCAAAGAGTAACAGTGTTTCCAGACCCGGCTGGAAATCAAAGAAAAACAAGTGCTGGTGGTAGAACAGACATAAGCATATTACAAAATGCAGGATGGAATGTAAGAGTAAAACCAAGACATCCAGCAGTTAGAGACAGAATAAATGCTGTTAATTCATTATTGTTAAATAGTAATAGTGAAAGCAGATTATTCATTGAACCAAAATGTAGGGAACTTATTAAGTGTCTTACTAGGTTCAGTTACAAAGAGAATACACTAATACCTGAAAAAGGTGGAAAAGAAGATTATTCACATTTTCCAGATGCTTTGGGTTATGGTGTTGAGTTCTTGTTTCCGGTAACGAGACAAGTAGAAGCCCCGACAATCAAAACGTTTGGGATGTATTAAAGGAGAAAACATATGTCTTACTTAACTAAAGAGACAATACAAGATGTTCATTCAGTCTATGAGACACATCTCCCACGATGGCGTTATTTCTGGGCGAGTTTCAATGGTGGATTCGATTACCGTAAAAGCGGTCTTGAAATGCTTAGACGTTACATGAACGAAGACCAACAACCAGGCCACCAATATGAACAACGATTAAACTACACTGCATTAGAGAACAGTTGTAAATTAGTGGTTGACACTTACAAAGCATTTATGTTTAGAACATTGCCAGTAAGAACATTGGGTAACTTAAACAAACTACCATACACACAAGAGTTCTTAGAGGACATTGACTTAGATGGTACAGACATTGACCAGTTTATGAAAGAAGCAAATTCACTTGCTATGATTTATGGTCATGTATGGGTGTCAGTTGACAAACCTGTTTCAGATGTAGCACTAACACTAGAGCAAGAGATTGACTTAGGTATTAGACCATATGCACAAATGATTACACCAGAGAATATTATGGACTGGGGTTACAAACGTGTTAATGGACGTTATGTACTTAATTACTTGAAACAAAAAGAACATGAAGATGAAGACACATTAGTTGTTCGTGTATGGAAAGAAGACACAATCTGCCGTTATGAACTACAAAAGAGTGGTAAAGGTAAATTAGTATTATTAGAAGAACTACCAAACACAATTGGTAGAATACCTTTTGCAATGCTAAAAGCAAACCCTTCTAATGTTCGTGGCACGGGTCACAGTGACTTGGCAGATGTTGCTAAAGTACAGCAAGCCATTTTTTGTCTTTTGTCGGAAGCAGAAGCGGCTATTAGAATTAGTTCTCATCCATCATTAGTAAAGACAGCATCAACTGACGCAAGTGCAGGTGCTGGTGCAATCATTACAATGGATGAAACATTGCCAGGAGAGTTGAAACCATTTTTACTTCAACCTTCAAGTGCAAACATCGATGCTATTATTAAAATGTTAAAAGAGCATCAAACAATGATTATGAAGATGACACACTTAGAAGCGGTAGTAGGTCAAAAGACCATTGCTAAGTCAGGTGTTGCACTTCAAACTGAATTTTCAATGTTAAACACAAGACTTGGAGACAAGGCTGATTCATTAGAACGATTAGAACACAAGATTTGGGATCTATTTCAAATGTGGACTGATGTTCGTGCAGATGAGACCTTCTCAGTTCAGTACAAGAAGAAGTTTGATTTGCGTGATGAGAATAACGATTTAGCAAACTTCAAACTTGTTAGAGAAATGGGTCTACCAAGTGAAACATTGAATAAAGAACTTGACAAACAAATCGCTATGATTGTTGTTAAGTCTGGTGACGTACTAGACACTATTATGGATGAAATAGACGCATCA